TGGAATCAAGAAAAAGAAGTTCTGTAAAATCGTTTAGTTTTGTAATATTTCATGTCACTATTGCAACATTAATATTTTCTGCAGCAGTATATGCAATTACTGGTGAATGGGAATATGAATATTTTAAACCCCTTAGTCTGGCATTTTTAACATACTTGGGCTGGGAAATTATTTCATATTATTGGCATGAAAGACTTTGGAACATTATCCCTAAATTGAGGAGGTTTAAATAATGCGTATTAAAATCATTAAGTTTGTAGTTAAACTACTTGGTTATGAGTGGTCTGGAGATGAATTAAAACTTCCAGTATGGCAAGTAAAGGCTAAAACAAAGAAGAAGTAATGCCAACATACGAATATGATTGTATGTCATGTGCTGTACGATATACAAAAGTTAGAGAAATTGCTGATGAAGATCCAGGGTATACCTGCGAAATTTGCAATAAAACTTTAGTTCGTGTATACTCTAATGTAGGAGTTATATTTGATGGCTCTGGATTTTATAAAACTGACAATCGGAAGGTATAATATGTTTAGTATGTTAAAGAACAAACCAGAAGAGAAAGTATGGCTTCTTGATGCAACAGATCGTTGTGATCGTTGCTATGCTCAGGCTTATGTAAGGGTAATCGGAAAGAGTGGGTCTGGCCTATTGTTCTGTGCACATCATTACAACAAGGTAATGGATAATGCATTGGGCTATGATAATATGATGAAGTTTGCATTAGAGATAGTCGATGAAAGAAATAGACTTGAGGAATAAAATAAATGGCTAGAATAGTGCAGTTTTTTGGTATGGACGAGAAGGCTAGAACCGATATATCTATAGCATATGCAGAGCGAACAAATTCATGGCATGTGCTTGACACAGACCTGCCAATGGCCGAGTTGCAAGCACAGTATGCTAGATGGCTTAGAACAATCTCTATATTTTTTACAAAAGATTATAATTCATCAATAGTGGTTAGTGGCTATTTTCCAACCAAAGAATCAAGGGATCAGTTTAGGGACGTTAGCGGATACATGCATCTGTCAGGTAATACAAAGTTTCCAGATATTTCGGTTTGGGTTGATACAACAGATAAAAAAGAGTTTATTGATAAGTTTGGAAAAACAATTTCTTGGGAAAGCCCAACCGAAGAAGAGTATGATTTTAAAATAACAAATACTGGTAATGAGTATATTGATGCGCTTCCAACTAGGGCCTTTAGTATAATTAAAAAATATAAGACCTTTGACTGGAAGCCAGAGCAAACCCTGATGATTGGAAAGTTTCAGCCGTGGTCTAGTGATGATTTAGAAAAATATAATACGCTTTCTGAAACTAGAAATGTAGTAATAGGAATAAAGCATTGTATGGGTATGACTGAAGAAGATAAATTCTCTATAAATCAGATAAAAGAGATGATTTTTAAAGATCTTCCTAATGCTGATATAATTGTTCTTCCTAACATAGTAGAGGTGGTGTAGGTATGTATATATATAGAGTAAACAAGATTACGGGTGTGGTAGATGGAGACACCATTGATGTGGACATCGACCTTGGGTTCAACGTGTCTTACTCCCAGCGAGTACGCCTTGCTGGCATTGACACTCCAGAATCACGGACTAAAGATAAGTTTGAAAAAAGTCTTGGACTTGAGTCAAAAGAATATCTTAAAACAAAATTAAAAGATGCAAAATCAATAGTAATTAAAACTGAAAAGCCAGATTCTTCTGAGAAGTATGGTCGAATTCTGGGATGGCTTTATGTAAATGAAGACACTGTATCTGTTAATGATCACATGATAGAAGAGGGGTATGCTTGGGGTTATCTTGGAGAAACAAAAGTAAAAGATTTTGCTGCATTAGCACGACAAAGAGAAAAGGCTAAAAATGCAAAAAAGTAATGAGTTTGATCAATTAATATTATCTGGAGCGATTGAGCCAGCAGGAGTAGATCCAGATACTGGGGAAATGCTTTATAACTTTACTAAAAAATTAAAAAAGGTTAGCCCAGTATTACACAGAGAAGTAAACAATATGTTTTCTACACATATTATGGCATTATGGGAAAAAAACATGGTTGAGATGGATATCACAGAAGAAAATCCTATGGTAAAACTTACAGAGAAAGCGTTTAATAATGAAGAAATTAAGTTGTTAGATCCAGATATTGCCTACACCTTAAAAGAAATAAAGAGAAACTTATCTTAACAATAACAAGTAGTATAATAGTGTTGTTATGGAATATCTAATTGGTTTTTTTTCAGCATTTTTATTAATATATATTGTTTTTAAAATACAATTTAAAAATAATATTTTTCAAGAGTCTAAAATAAAGCCATTAAAATATAGTCAAAGTCACATTCATTCTATAGTTTTCCCCCTATTGCCTAAAAACAAATCTGGTAAAAGAAAAAAGAAAAGTCAGGCAGTTTTACATGAATTAAACACCTCTGTAAGGGTTATTATTATGGAAAACAGCGCCTACTGGATTAAAGATAATGTATTTTATACGGCAGACATGAGCACAGAGGGCACCGTTGACAAAGATACAACAAGAAGAGTTGACACAATGGATATGAGTAGGGTACAATTAGATAAAATGATGTTCATCATTGACAGGCTACGAGAGGAAAATTATAATGATAGTGGTGGTCCAGGGGACAAACAACTTTAATGACTATCAAGTTTTTCTACGTGCTATTAGTGTTGCCCTATCAAGTCTTCCTAAAGAAGACAAAAGAATAGAAATATGTAGTGTTGGTCCAGCAAAGACAAACACTATGGCCATGGAATTTGTAAATGTTTCAGAAAGAAGCATGAGGTCCCGTGGCATTAAATTAAAACTAAGATACGTACCACCTTCATGGGTTATTGAAAATGTAAAGTCAATAAACTATTTTGCTTATTTATCAACTCCTAGTGAGCCTAAAGGCAACTTAGTTAAAGAGGCAGAAAACAATAATGTTGAAGTGGGAATTTTTAGATACTGAGGGAAAGTATGTATATTAAATCATTAGAACAAATGGAATCAATCGTTTCTGCAAATAAAAGTTTGTCTTGGTCTGGATGGGATGTTGTCAATTCAGAGCCTTCAGATAAAGCCAGAACATCAAAGTACGGCAAGTACTTGAATGGAAAATGGCATATGGTAAAAATTTTCAAACCAGGTCCAAATGGCTGGGACATACCAGATAGGATCCTGTTGAATGAAAGCAAACCTTGAAGATAAATTAAAAATATCTGACATATTCTTTTTTTGTCCAGGCACATTAAAAAATATACCAGACAATGACTTTAATCTTAATGTATATTCTAACGTTCAGTCAAAAATAACTGAACTTGGCTATCAAATATCTGATGAGCCTAGTCAAGATAAGTATCATGCGGTGGGATTAGTCATTGAAGAGGACAATACCAAAGTTCAATTTTTTGGAAAACTTTTTAGTTTTTCACCAAGAGGTGCTGTAGCAAATGTTGGAGACATGTTTGTTTTTATAGACTCTTTAGGTTGGTCAATTGAAAAAGGCAAAGCAACCCCATATTTTTTTAAAATTTCAGAAAAAACAATACTTGGTTCTGGATCTAAAACTTACAGGGCACAAATAATTTTTTCAGATAAATATTACATAGACGTACATGCAAATACAGAGGAAGAAGCAATAGAGACTGCTTATTCTATACCTATGAATTCTTGGACACACGAATGGCCACATGATGATGAATTAAATAATTTTCAAGGAATTAGGCAAAGTGTTTGGGGTAAAAAAATGATAGGGGCTTCTGAACTTAATGAATAAGATAAAATGGAAAGACAATGGTTCTTGTGTTGATTATGATACTAATTTATTTTTTGATAAATATGAAGAGTCTGAAAACTTTAGACCAGCAATAGACAAATTATGCTCAGGGTGCCCAGTAGTAAAAACATGTTTTTCTGTTGGAGTTTCTCAAAAAGAATGGGGCGTTTGGGGTGGAGTATACTTAGAGGGTGGAGAAATTTCTAAAGAATTTAATTCTCATAGATCTCAGGAAGATTGGGGTGAGGTTTGGATTGGACTCACAAATGAGAGGTAAAAATAATGTTTGTTTATGGAGATTATAATAATCCTGCAACGTTACCTGGTAGATACAATGTTACTATACCACAAGAAGGTACTGTTTGGCCTGTATTAACAAGTGTTGAAGAGAAAGATGCACGAGGAAGATTTATAGATAAGCCAGAAGTTCATTTAGTTATGTGGCAAAAAAATTTTTTACATGCTTTCTGCAATATGGTTCAGTATATTTTATATTATTTTAAGTTAAACAAAGATGCACATTTTGTTTTACTGTTTGGATTAGATTTTCATGAAAATGATTTAGAAATAACTCATGGAAAATTTATTTTAGAAATGTTAGATAAAAAAAATATTAATTATGAAATTGTAAAATTAAAAGAAGAAGAGATTAATGTACAAAATGCAAATTATATGAAGGTAATACCTTTTTCTTCATACGTATTTTCAGAAGTATATGACTATTGTAGTTCTTTTATTGATAGAAATAACATACCAGAAAAGATAGTATATTTAGCAAGATCAAAAGTCCAGCCAAAAGCAATTGGACTTATTCTTAATGGTAGAGAAGAAGATACTGTTAAAATAAAAAGTGATTTAAGAATAGATGATGAGGAAGTTTTAATAGATTATTTTATAAAACGTGGTTTTGAAATTGTATATCCAGAAGATTTTAAAACTTTTGAAGAACAGGCTATATTTTTTAATAATGTTAAAACTATGATCTGTCCTTCTGGGTCTGGAATGGCAAACCTAATGTTTATGCAACCAGGGCAAATGGTTATAGAATTACAAACGCCAGTACTTGTAGGAGGAAATCAACAAATACACCCATTTTATGTGGCTTTTTCTTGGGCAAAAAAACATACTTATATCGCTGTTCCTCATGAAAGAAAATCTGATACAATAATAGAATACTTTAAAAATAAAGGATTTTTAAATTATTTATGATAAGACAGCACCCTGTAGAGCCTGTACACTACAAAAGCATCTGTGTAGTTGAAGACGATTTTAATGCTGGCAAGCCAATAATAACAGAAATATTAAAAGATGAATGGCATAGTGAAGAGTTTCGTATGAGAACAATAAAACATGCTGATACTTTTATGGATGAAAATGGATTAAGAAAAATAGTGATTAGATTTGAAACAGAATTTTTTCATAGTTTATTGAATACCATAGCACCAATATTATGGGAATACAAACAAGACCCTAACATGGAAGTAATATTATTACATACTAGCAAAGAAATTTCCGCATTTGAGTCATCTGGAACTTTTATTGTTCAAGTATTAAGAAATTATAATATTAAATTTTCTGTTACTCAAACTCATTCAAAATATCCACCAATAATGTCGAATTTTTATTATTATGACAAGATAGAAATGTGTGGTGATTACATTAATATACTAGAAGAACTTTTTAATACTTATAGGGACATGGCTTTACCTAATAACAAAAAAGTATATGTAACTAGAAATGGTCATCAAAATATTTCTGCAACTCAATTACATCTAATGTCTGAAGAAGCAAAAAAGGAATTGCCGTTTTTAAATGATTTAAGAATAGATGACGAAGTAAGTTTAGAAAATTTATTTAGAAGTTATGGATTTGAAATAGTTAACCCTAAAAACTTTAAAACTCTTGAAGATCAAATAAGATTTTTTGATCAGGTAGAAGTTATTGCTGGACTATCTGGATCTGGTTTAACTAATTTATTATTTATGAGGGATAAAACAACAGTAATAGAACTAAGTACAATACAGGTAGTTAAGCAAAAAATAGAATTTCACTATCATTTCTTTTTATTGGCAACATTGTGGGCTAACAAAAAATACATTTCTGTACCAAATATTTCAAGGGAATATGGTAAAATAGAATACGAACTTAAAAGAATGCTTGATACATTATGACCAACATATTAATTCCAATAGCGGGCCTCGGTAGTAGGTTTCCAGTAGAAACATATAAAACTACAAAGCCATTAATTAAGATAAATGGCAAAACGATGATAGAGCATGCTGTTGAATCATTATCTATAAAAGGAAACTATCATTTTGTCGTAAGAGATAGTGTATTTTTTGATGAAATATATTCTGTATTAAAAAATATAGATAGTTCTTGTAATATTATAAAAATAAATAAATTAACAAATGGCCCAGCAGAGACTTGTTTAATTGCTAAAGAATATATAGATAATGATGATGAGTTGGTAATTGCAAACTCGGATCAAATAATGTGGTGGGATTCTGATTTATTTTTACAGGTGGCTCGTCATTCTAAGTATGATGGAGTGATAGTAACTTACACCTCAAATACAGACAAAAACAGTTATGCCCAAATTAATAAACAAGGACTTGTAACTAAAATAAAAGAAAAAGAAGTAATAAGCGATATATCATTAAATGGAATACATTATTGGAAACATGGTAAAGATTTTGTTGATAGTGCAAATAAAATGATAAACAATAATGAAAGATATAACAATGAATTTTATGTTGGTCCTACATATAACTCAATGATTATGGACGGTAAAAAAATTGGAATATACCATATACCGTCATATCAGCATAATGCTGTAGGGGTTCCATCAGATCTAGAACTATATTCGGAGAAATTATGGAAATTAGAAGAATAGAAGAATTTACTAGAGGTTGGATAATTGGAGACTTTAGTCCATCCATACTAAAGACAGACAAGTTTGAGGTTGGCTTGCTTCAGCATAAGGCTGGAGAGATTTGGCCAAAACATTATCATAAAGTTGGCACAGAATATAATGTTTTGGTAAGTGGTAAGATGATAATACAGGGTAGAGAATTAAATGCTGGAGATGTATTTGTTTTTAATCCAGACGATATTGCAGATCCTGTTTTTTTGCAGGATTGTACAGTATTGGTTGTAAAAGTACCTTCTTTACCAGGGGATAAGTATGAAGTTTTATAAAGAATTAAACGACCTAGAAAAAGATAGATGTGTTATTGTTACATACTATATAGAAGTTAATTCGTTATATGGCAGACTTAATGATGCAGCATGGTCACTAGCAATAGGACAAAGTGTAGGAAATCCAAAACAAAGAAATAGTTGGGAAACAGATGAGATGTTTGAAATGTCTTCTTGTGTCATATACAACGACGAAGAATATCTAAAATCACAATTAAATGGTTTTGTAAAAATTGGATTTCCAAAAATAAATTCAGATTGGGACAATGATGGCGTGTCCCATTTATTATGTCAAATAATGGGCGGTCAATTGGATATAGATGTATTTAAAGTATGTCGTGTTGTAGATATAGAATTCCCAGAGTCTGTAAAAAATAGTTTCTTGAAACCAAAATATGGAATGTCTGGCATAAGGAAATTTACTGGACAATATGACAAACCTTTGTTTGGGGGCATAGTAAAACCTAAAACTGGCCTTTCTGTAAAACAACTTGGATATTTAGTAAAAGAATTAATAGATGGTGGCGTTGATTTTATTAAAGAAGATGAAATTTTATCTAATCCAATTTTTTGTAGATTAGAAGAGCGTGTTGAACATATTGCAAATATAATTTCAGATTCTGGAAGAAAGATAGTCTTTGCACATTGCATTAATTCTGATCCACATGCTATTTTAGACAGGGCAAAACTAGTATATAAAAACGGTGGAAACGGTGTACATGTAAATTTTTGGAGTGGATTGGGATCGTATAATTCTATACGTAAACTAGATCTTCCATTATTTATGCATTTTCAGAAAAGTGGAGATAAGATATTGACTAACTCACAGCATAATTTTAAAATAGACTGGTACGTTATTTGTAAACTTGCTGCCTTGATGGGCGTAGATACAATACATGTTGGTATGTGGGGTGGATATCTCAGTGATGATGAAGAAAGATTAGGTAAATCTATGAGATTATTAAACGATAATAACGTTGTTCCTGCCTTAAGTTGTGGTATGCATCCTGGGCTTGTGGAGGCCATTACAAGGCGTTTTGGTAAGGAGTATATGGCAAACGTTGGTGGTGCCATTCACGGTCATCCTGAAGGCACTACGGGGGGTTCTAGGGCAATGAGGCAGGCCATCGATAAGGATTATGGTCAGGAATACATTAAAGCAATTGAAAAGTGGGGACTTGTTAATGATTAAAATATCACATAGAGGTAACTTAATTGGACCAAATCAAGAACTAGAAAATAATCCTGAATACATAAGGAAGGCTATCAATGCTGGATATGAGGTAGAGGTTGATTTTCGGGTGCTAGATGGCTTATTATATTTTGGTCATGACTATCCACAATATGAAGTTGATAAATTTTTTATAGACCTATATGTAAAAAAAATATGGCTTCATTGTAAAAATTTAGAAGCGCTAGATTATATAACTAACATGCCAAAATATTATAAAGGGTTTTGGCATGAAAATGATAAGTATACGCTGACAACTAACAATTATATTTGGACATATCCTAACATGCCAGTTACAAACAAAAGCATACTTGTGCATTTAGATAAGCCAACAAATGATATTCCAAATTATATTTTTGGAATTTGTAGTGATTATGTTAGTCTGATATAATCAATAAATGTATACAGATGCTATGCGTAAGGCATTCAGGTCACTAGATCATTTTGCCCCCAAAGGTTTTAGTTTAGATTTAATAGATAATGATAATTTTATTACAGTTCGTGCTTCAGAAAAATCTTTTATGTCTTTACTTGACGAGGATAAGCGTCGTGCTGTAGAATATATGGTACGGGTTAAAAAAGCCCTTGAAGACAATGGCGCAGTTGTTCTTTTAGTACGTGGAGGCGGATATTAATGTTGGATAATTCAATTGTGACACATAAATCTAAGCCACCATTACGATGGATCGCAAATTGGGCGGGATCCATAGCATCTTCTGGGCTGTTAGAAATATCCTATATGGAAGATGAAGGCATGACTGATACATTTAGATATAAATTTCAGGGATGGAAATGGGATACATTCTGGCCTTTATACGAAAAATATGGAACACACTACACTTTAGATATAGATATGAGTGGAGGCGAATGGGATGATTGATTTATTAATTTTTGTAATTGTGGTAACAGTTGTTGCTGGTGCAGTAATAGAAAACATAAGACTAAAAAATAAAAACGTTGAACTAATGTTTTTATTGGCACAGTCAACTTTAGATATAAATGCCGTCAAAGATAAAATAAGTAATTTAAAAGATAATCCAGAAAAAGATCATTTTATTGCATTTTTAAATGATACAAGAAACATGGCATATAAATATATCGAAGAGTTACAGGGTGAATTAATTACTTTTGCAAAAGTATTAGAAAAAGAACTTGAATCTCCAAATGATTTGTCAGTTCCGAGAATAGCAAAAGCCTTTGAGCAAGTAGAAAAAATGAGGCCACGTGAAGGCGAATAAAATAGTTATTGTTGGAGGTGGATCTGCTGGTTGGATGACGGCATCTGCTTTAATAAAAGCGTATCCAGAAAAAAATATAAGTGTAATTGAAAGCAAAGATATTTCAATAATTGGCGTTGGCGAAAGTACTACTTTTGAAATCAATGGATTTTTTAATTTTCTAGGTATTGATTATTCTAGTATCATGAAATATACCAATGCTGCATACAAAGTTGCAATTGGATTTACTAATTTTAAAACAAAAGACTCGCCTACTTTTTATTATCCTTTTGGACACCCCAATTTAGATAAAGATTTAACGTGTTTTGGATTAGATGATTGGTATTATAAAAAATCATTTTATCCAGATACAGAAGACCAAGATTATGTAAGGTATTTTTTTCCACAAGCAAAAAGCATGGAAACTAATAAAATAGTTATTGATAATATTGAAGAAATGAAGCCATATCAACCACATAGGGATTTAGCATTACAAATGGATGCAACAAAACTAGGAAACTGGCTTGCAGAGTTTTATGCAATACCCCGTGGTGTAAAAAGAATTTATGGCACGGTAAAGAAAATTAATCCGTCAAATAAAGGCATAGAGTCTTTAGTGTTAGACGATGACACAGAGATAGTTGCTGATTTGTTTGTAGATTGTTCTGGTTTTAATAGTATTTTGCTAGGCAAATTTATGAATGAAAGATTTGTATCGACTGCAGAATTTTTGCCCAACAACAGAGCCTGGACAGCCCATGTTCCATATACAGATAAAGAAAAAGAACTGCAAACTTTTACAAATTGTACTGCCATTAATAATGGTTGGGTATGGAATATACCACTTTGGAATAGAATAGGGTCTGGATATGTATACTGTAATCAGTTTATTAGTGATGAAGACGCCCTTGAAGAATATAAAAATTATTTAGATTCTGAAAAAATGGTTGTGCATAATCCAGAAAGATCAAAGTCATTAAGTTTTAAAAATATAAAAATTCATAACGGATATTATGAAAGGTTTTGGGTTGGAAACGTAGTGGCTGTTGGATTAGCAGCAGGATTTTTAGAACCTCTTGAAAGTACGGGCTTATTGCTTACACATCAAAACTGTTTTACTTTAATAGATGCTCTTGAGCGAGGACAGGTAACTCAATACGATATAGATAATTTTAATTATAAAACTAAAACTAGAATAGAAAAAATGTTTGATTTTGTAGGCATTCATTATGCCTTATCACAAAGAGATGATACAGAATATTGGAAAAGTGTTACATCAAAATTTTATCCAAAAAATTATTTTAAATCAGATATTCAATGGGCAAACAATAATGTTGATACAATAAAGTCTGGTTTTGGTATAAGGCCTTTTTATAATACATACATAAGTTTATTAGAAAGTATGTCAGATAAAAATTACAACATTAAAAACAAGATAGAAATATATTTTCAGAAAAGGGCAAAAGCAAAACAAACTTGGGATAATATTGTAGACAACTCTAAAACACATTTTCAGATTTTAAAGGAAAAGTTTTATGAATAGTGGTGTTGATCTAAGAGGAATTCCGTCTTCATGTTGTCCATTATGTGGTTCAACAGTAATAAAGGTTAAGGTTATTTTTGACCCAATAGACTATGAGGTAGGAATGTATTTTCTAGATGGAGAATGTAGCGAATGTGGTGCTTTAATGACAGTTCCAACTCCATTAGATCATCCTAACAATATAAAAGGAGAAACGTGAAACAAATATTATTATCAACTATTACAGGATTTGGATGTGGCGTTATATTTGCTGCATTTAAATTACCAGTTCCTGCTCCACCAGTTTTTGCAGGAGTGGCTGGTATAATTGGTTTATGGCTCGGTTACGACGCCATAGCAAAGTTCATATCCTAGGAGGAAAATAAATGGACGCAAAACTAAAAGCAATGTTAGCATCATACGGACGATCTGTTCTTGGTGCAGCACTTGCATTATACATGTCTGGAGTTACAGACCCTAAGACTCTTGCATACTCATTATTGGCTGCTATTGCACCAGTTGGGTTGAGAGCGCTTAATCCAAACGATAAAGCATTTGGAAGATTACCTGCAATTTCTGCTATTGAAGCAGCGCTTGCAGATGTAAAGGTTAAGTCTCCTGCAAAGAAAGCAAAGAAGAAGTAATGCTATAAGTAGGATGGGTTATTGTTTGTAATAGCCCATCTTTACTTTTTCATATAATTCATAATCTAAATTTTGATTTTCTTTAATTTTATTCATTATTGATTTAGGTATTTTATTAATAAAATTTTTATTTTCTCCAACATTTTGAAGTGGTTTTGTTGTTGGTACAGAAACGCCAAATTTTTCTGAAATAACTGAATTTAGTTTTGATAAATCTTTTTCATTTTCTAAAATTTCAATATAATTAATGTTTTGTAATGCATCATCTATATTGTTGTACACTTTAACTAAGTTATGATAAAACAATGTCTGCGCTCTGTATTCATCCAATGTTATTTTATTTTCACATAATAGATTATAGTTAACTGTAATATCTTTTATATTTAATGTACAGGTAAGATGTTTGTGTTGAATATTATTTTGTTTAAAATCGTTCATATGAAACTCTAAATCATCTATTGTTGGATTATCTTTTTTATATAAATAATTACTCAGAAATCTTTCTGTGGGTTCTCTTAATATTGTATATGTTAATAACTCTTGATTAAAAGTTTTAAATAACTCTATCGGGTACAGGGCAAAATGACCACTAATAAAATCACATTTTATCATTTCATCATCATTAATATATTGTATAAAATTACTATACGCTCTGCGTTTATTAAATGCATGTAATAGGGGAACCTTTATAGACATTCCAGAAGTTTTGGGTATATGAAGAAAATAAAATGATTTTTTAGGAATGTATTCTTCATCATCTATATGACTAGTTTTATAGACTATTTGATTATTTTTTAAAATAAATCCAGGGTGAACAAACCATGCTGGAAATGTATTTTCTAAACATTCTACTTTATCTTCTAAATTATATACAGTTTCGTTTATAATTTTTTTTAAAGTCATAAATTTTTATCTTGAAACTGATACTGTAGGTCTGTTGTATATGGAAATTCTATTCCTGCAAATCTTGTTTGTCTTTCTTTTTCTGATATCTCTGAGAAAAAAGATACAAAGGTGTACCTAATGCCAGATTTTATTGCATGAATTTGGTGCATATAACTATATGCTGAAGGAAATACAAAAAGTTGTCCAGCCTTTGGTTTTATTGTAACTCCAAAGTGCACAAACTCTAACTCCCCGCCCTCATAGTCATCGTTGGGATAATAAACCATGGACACGGTTCGTGGTGTTCCATATGAATCATCTGCATGCATAGAGAACCATTCTCCTGGCTCATATCTTGATATTCTCATTGCTTCTCTACTTAATGGAGCAAGATCCCATTGCCATAAATAGGAGTCAATAACTTCTTGAAAGTTTTCAACAAACTTAGGATGATTCCAAATCCAACATGTTTCTGATCTTTTGCCATTTACTTCATCATAATAATCTTCACGAATCCATTTTCTATTACCAGGGTGAGAAATTTCCCAAAATTTATCATCTTCTATTTCTTTGATAAAAGCCATCGAATCTGGCCAAATGTTGCCATAAATGTGCATACCAGGAAATGGTGAGGAAAAATAAAATCTTTCTCCACTTCTGCTTTCTGTAAATCCCTCTTGCTGGTGTTTAAATTTAAGCGGATCCATTTCATTTCTCTTTTCTCTTTTTAGGCCATATTTGAAAAAGTATGACACCAGGTTCCGTCTGGCTTTAATGCTAAAGCATGTCTTGAAGTTACTTCTTCTGGCAGAGTATAGTCAAATGCGTTTATAGAAATGGCACCCATCTCTTTTGCTTTTGCTGCTGCATCTTTTGGATATTCAAAACATTCAATACAAACATCATCTACTAAAAGTGGATACTTTCCGTCTTCACAACCATTAGAAGCGGCTCTCTCAATTCTAAAGGTAGGCATTACTTAAGAACCCATTTACCTTCTTCTTGAACTACAGTAAACAAGGCGTCTGATTCAAGATTGTCAACATCAAAAACAATTACTTCTGTTGCGCCATATTCATCTCTTGCATGATTTGCTGCATCTTTGGGCAAATAAAAACATCCCACTTGCTCGTCATCTTTAAATAACGGGTATTGTCTTTCACGGCAGCCCCCCGAAGCAGCACGTCCTACTTTAAAAGTACTCATATTCACATTATAGCATATTTTTTATCGCTGGATTTAACCTTTTCATAAAGATAATAGTCCGCATGATTTAATTCGTTTATTCTACCTATCCAAGAGTCTGGTATAGAAAAATCTAAAGGGTTGGGGATAGGGGTATTATGACCAGACCATTCGTAATCTGAAATTGCTTTTGTTATTTTATATTTCTTTAGAAAAATAGTGTTTAGAAAGTCTATTAGACGATCTCTACTCTCAACAGTTTCTACAATATAAGAGTCTAAGGCTTTATCTATTTCTGAAGGCTCAATGTTGTATTCTTTTAAACACCAATCTGATCTCATCTTATCAATAGGCTCTGCAACCTTATTCCAAAGTTCTACGTCAACATAACCCAACAAAAATTTTGATTGTATGTTTGACGTTCCTCTATAATAAGACTCATCGTATAAAAATTTTTCCATGAAGGACTGCGGTGTTCCGTATTCAGAACCAACAATTTTTGAATCTACTACCGTAAGACCTTGCCTGTACATAAGCCAAAACCAACTAAGCCATTGTTCTTTTGGATTTCTAACTAATGAAAAAGAGATTATTCCGTCTACATATTTTTGTGGCAATTGCCCTATGTGTCCAGAAATATACTGTTTGTTTTTAAAATTATCTGTGTCTATTTTATCTGTGGGCTCTATAATATATTGAGCAAGTTCTTTTACTTGTTTAATGTAATGATTTATAACTCCGCCAGACGTTCTTGGTATATGATTATGAAATATTGTCATTAAATAATTATATCATATGATACAATAAATTATGCACAAAATATTAGGTCCAGGAATTGTATTATTTTATAATGTTTTTGATCAAGAGTACGTTGATTTTATAGAAACAAACTTTGCTGAACTTTTTCAATTAAAAATTAATAATCAAAATGGGAGTTTAGTCAGAAAATCTTATTCGATACAAATGAGTGATTTCAAAAAAAATAATGAATATGTAAATGTTTTATATCAAGATTTTCAAAATAAACTACAGGACTGTATTAATTTATACAAGTCAATATACGATGTTCAGAACATGGTTTTTGAATATGATGATGAAAACAATTCAATAGTTACTTTATTAAAATATGAAATAGACAATTCTGTTATATTTCATAGCGACACTTTAGGAATGGATAACAGGGTTGGCGCTGCACTTGCGTATTTAAATGACAATTATGAGGGCGGAGAATTAGAATTTAAACATTTTGATATTAAAATAACTCCTCCAAAAAATAGTTTAATAATTTTTCCATCTAATTGGCCTTATGTCCATAGGTCAAGTCCAATACTTAATGGTAAAAAATATGCATTAAGATGTTTTTTGGTTAGTAAATAAAATTTGGAGGATCTTTTAGTTGTTTTTTTAATTTTCTCATATAATTCCATTTTTTAAATTTTCTATATATTGTTTTAAAAAACATTCCATTTCTCCTTTGCTGCTTTTAAAAAGCAATCAGCATAATACATGTTTATTAAAGTGCCAGCGTGACCGTCTCTCTTCCTTAGATCATGCTCTGTTTTTTGCCAACCAGACTGGTATTGAGTTGCAATATAGTCTACCTGACTATCTATATCCATACTAACATACGAACTATCTAACATATTTAAAGTTTTTAAATTTTCTAAATCATTATAATACCAAGTAGACCATAAAATTTTGATATTGTTTAAGTTGCAATAATCTATAAAAAATCTCCAGCCAATAACAAAATTCATCAATGACTCAAAATATTCGCTGTTAGAAAGTATATTTGCGTCTTCTTTTTGAGACGGTCCACCAGGCAATTTTGGATATCTCTGCATATAGCAATAATCATTTGCGTTCATAGTGTTAAACTCAAACCTTCTAGATATATTGGGCAGTAAAATAAAAACATAGTCTGGCTTACTATATTCACGTATATATATTCTTATATTGTCCATTATCATTTGCCATCCCCAGCCCGATTTAGACAAACTATACAAAGTTTTGTCTTCAATATTAGAATTTTGTAAAAAAATTGTTGGCCAAACTGTATCTAGGTTTCCACCTATCCCTTCGGTTTGAGAACATCCAGCAAACAAAACATGTGGTCTTAAAGGATTTTTTGTAAATTCATTAGATCTAAAAAAGTTTGAGTTGTATTTATATAAAACAGTTTTGTCGTCTATTACACCGATTTTCATTTCAGACTTAGTTATGGTTTCTTCTAAGACATCCGTTCCTTTATGCCAAGACAAATCAAACTTATCTGATATTGTTTCAGAAAGACCCCCCGTTACAATATTTTTTTTTAAAAGATATTCTTTGTCTATGCTCACCAGTTTCTCCTAAGATATATATCATAAAAATTTAATTTATGAAGAGCAATTGCGTCAACAGACCAGTTTTTATTATAATATAAAAACTCATTTACTGTTTGATATGTGCCATACTGAACCCCATCAATTATTCCGTCATAAATTAAATAATCATTTAGTCCTATTATTCCATCTACTGGTATTAATTTAGAGGCGTCATTTAAAACTTTTCTTGTTGCTGCTCTTCCATTATGTATGTCTATATAAATATAATCATATTCTTTACCGATAAAATTCGGAAGAATGTCTTCTGCATCACCCTTATATGTGGTCACGTTTCCATATTTACTAAATTTATTTTTAATAAAATCTTCTGATTCTTCGGCAGAAAAATCGTATGTATGCTTTATTGGTTTACATTGACATTCACCAAACCTTCTCCAAGACCAACATTTCATATCTTGATCAAACCTGCAAACCAAATCAATAACTGACGGGCTGGCACTTTTGCAAACTATTTCAGAATAATATCCCCATGCCACACCAACTTCCATATATCTAATATTCTTTTTAAGGTTTTTGGCATACTCTTCTCTAGATTTATATATTTTGGCACTGTTTAATTGTTCTTGATTCAATTCTCTGGGATCTTCAATCTCATCTTTATTTAATTGTCGTATCTCATCTCGGCCAAAAGACTCTACTATCTTTTTGGATTTTCCGCTACTCTGTTCGACTTGTGCAATTATTTGTTTTTGCTCTTCTGTTAATGGCATAATAATGATTATACACTATGATATAATAAAGTATTATGAAATCTCCCAAAAAAGGACCTGCATATGAGCAATATATGCAACTTAAAAAATCACAAGAGTCAATTTCTAATCAAGATTTTGAACCTATAATTGTTAATAATATTTTTTCTACAGAAGACATAGAGCATTTGTATGAGATAGTTAACAATACTCCAGAAGAAAAAACACAAATTCAAAAATGGGGTGGGATGAAGGCTTGGCATATAGACTTAGGTCCAAGAATTAAAGAAAAAATTAATGAGGCAGTAAAAAGATCTTTGGGGGATTACGTTAGATTAGTAGAAGATCATTCTTTTTGCAGATATAGTATGGAATATGGTTGGATGACTAAACTGTTTCCACACACAGACATGAGAGACTCGCAAAGAATAACTTTTGACATACAAGTTAAAGCAGACGAAGAATGGGGAGTTGTAGTAGAAGATGTAGAATATTTTTTAGAAGATAATCAAGCATTAGTTTTTGCTGGCACACAACAGCCTCATTGGAGAAGAGCAAAAGAATTAAAACCAGGAAGTCATCAAGATATGATATTTTGTCATTTAGAGTATGTAAACGATACACCATACGATGAGCATCAAGATCAAATACTTAATGAAAGAAATAGATTTTTTTCTGAGTATTATGATATGCATCCAGATCCTAGCACTTTTTATTAAAATGAAAAATTTAGAAGAATCAATTAAAAATATATTATTTAATATAGGAAAAGAAATTAAAGTTCATAAATTAATAGACGGAAACTTTATATTAGAAATAGATTACGACAAATACTGTAATGAAATTATTAAAGTTTTTAATGAATGTTTAGAAGAAAGTGACTCAAAAGATGTTCGGTAAACTACATTTAATAGGATCTCCAATAGGCAATATGGTCGATGTCTCTAAAAGACTTACTGATGCATTGCTTGATGCAAAGTATATATGTGTTGAAGATATAGAAAGATTTAAAGAATATTGTAGTTTTAATAATTTTTCTTACACTGCCGAATTAATAGATATATGTTTTTCTTTAAATAACAATAGAGAAAAAGACAGCAAAGACAGAGTTATATCTTTGCTTAAAAGCGGTCAAGATGTTTATATTGTTTCAGATGAAGGGATGCCAGGGTTGGCAGATCCTGGAGAAGTTTTAGTAAAAGAAGCAATAATAAATAATATAGAAATTATAACAACTCCAGGCCCGTCAGTTGCTCTTGCTGCAGCATCTATTTCAAATACATTAAACAATTTTATATTTGAAGGGTTTATGTCAAATTTGGATGAAGACAGACACAGTAAGTTTAAGTTTCTACAAATGTCTTCTATACCCATGATTTTTCTTTTACATAATCCAAACAATAGACCCATAGACAAAGACGATAAAATTCATATGATACACAATTGTTTTGATTATGATGTATTTGTTGAAGAGTGTATTTATTTTTTTGGAGAAGAAAGAAATGCTGTTTTTTGTATAGATCTAACTACAGAAAAACAAAAAATAATTAGAGGAAAATTAAAAGATATTAAAAAATATTTTACAGATAATAAAATTTTAGGAAACATTTGCTTGGTTGTTGACGGCAAAACAAATCAAAAAATAACTATTTAGTTTTTTTATTGTACTCTCCGTATTTACCTAGGATTGCCTTTATTCTTCCATCTTTTCTTAATCTTACAATCATTCCGTCTTTGATCTGAATTGGATTAAATTTATGATTTGGTTTATATTGTCCAGAAGACATTTCCGCTACCACGTTTTCTTGTACTTTGTTTTTGTATAGGATTAAATATGTCTGAAAATATTTTTTTATCTTTTTCAGAATTTACAATTCTCCTTGACCAAGAATAGCCAGCATCCCCACCCCATGCCAACCACATAATATACCCATTAGACGGATTAGATTGATTTCCCCAATCCTTCCCCTTTTTATCTACTTCGTGACGAGAAAAATAAGAATACATTCTTTTAACTGTGCTTAGTGAAAGTGATTCGCCTCTTGCTAATTGTCCTGCACGAGTCCATCCTACTGATGTACCTGCACCTTTTGCTTTACCTTGTTCTTTAAGTCTAATTGCTTTTTTTGCTGCTGCTCTCGCACCTGCTGGTGGAGAATAGCCGTCTGCTTTTTCTACAAAATCTGTTTCGTATGTAACTGTGTCATCATCTTCCCAAAGATCATCTGCTTTTTTTGCAGGAATACAATTAGGAACTGGCTTACCATTTTTTCCAGGCTTCATTCCTCTTTGAACATATCCTTCCCAGCAAGGAGCCTTCTTTTCTACTTCATCTGGGCAGCATTCATGATATGGCATAAGAATATTATAGCATGTTAAAAGAGCAGTTTATGCACATGCTCAGGTGCTCAGTATGACCTACTGTTATTTATTTGATTTTGATTGTTTTTGGTTTCTTTTCTTCGGGAATGTTTCGTTCCACAAAGATGTCAAGAATACCATCTGCCATTTCAGCACGATCTACCTCCATATACTCTCCAAGAGCAAAGGTGCGTGTGAATTTTCTGGTTGCGATACCCTTATGTAGAACCTCATTTGAGGACTCTTCGGTTTTCTCACCCTTTACCACCAAACTTCCATTATCCACAGAAACCTCTACCTCATCCTTGCTGAATCCAGCAATTGCTAAAGATAGTTTGTAAGTATCCTCATCAAGTTTTACCAAATCATACGGTGGGTAGGATTGACGAGTTGCCTCACGATGGATATTTGAAAGACGGTCCAACTCTCTGTTGAAACCAATAAAAAAAGGATCCTTAAAAAGATCCAATGACCATGAACTTACCATTTTTCCTCCTTGTTAAGCGAGTCATGTTGTACCCCCCTTTGAGCAGGTACATTAATATTATATCATAAACTTCCAGTAAAGTCTATATTAATAACACATCTAAAATCACTGTTTATTGGGTTAGATGAAGCATGATATGTTAAGCCATCAAAAACTACAGCCTTTCCAGATTCTGGAGATATGCTTGTCATAATACTTAAATCATTAATTTTAGAACCATTATATTTTTCATTAAAAAAAATCGTATCTCCATCTGAATCGTTTACATAATATAAAAAAACTAAATGATCTTTGTCCGCATCAACGTGTGGATAATGTATTCCTTTGTTGCCATTTTTTAATATCATATTTGCTTTAATTCTAACTATATCTTTTACGGTTATATTATTTTTAACAGCAAATTTATTTAATATAGATATACAATTATCTGCAAATGGTGATTTTTTTTGTTTATTAAACATTGCCATATGAACAAACTGTAGACTATCCACTACATCATTTCTATCAATTATTGCATAACTATCTGTTTTTATATTTGTAGATTTATTAAATATCCAAGGAAAATTCCATTTTGGTTCTTCATACATAACATTTTGTAAGTATTTAATTTCTTCAATTGATAAAAACTCTTTATCTATAATCATTAAATCATTGTACCACATAGTGTATAATTTATATATGACATACGGAAAATTATTTTTAGTTGGATTGCCAATAGGTAATTGGGAAGACATGTCTGTTAGATCATATCAATATATTAAAAATGCAAAAAATATAGTTATTGAAAGAGAAGAAGCATTTGAAAAAATTTGGCCACGGTTAGGTCTTGAAAAGCCAAATGTAAATACTATATCAATAGAGTATGATTCTGATGGAGGAGAACCAGGGGAAGCATATGAATTACATAATATGGAAAAAATATTACAATTATTAAAAAATGGAGAGGATGTATATTTAATTTCTGATGAAGGAATGCCAGGTGTGGCTGATCCAGGGGCTAGGATTGTAAAAAGATGTATATCAGAAGGTATTGATGTTACGTCTACACCAGGACCATCTGTTGTGATGGCAGCAGTTGCAGTCACAGGTACTATGCACAACTTTATATTTGAATCTTTTTTACCTTTTGTCAAAGATGAAAGGTTGTTGTTCTTAGAAGAAAGAAAAGATTATAGATACCCAATGGTTTTGATGCTAAGAAATGCAAAACGTGGTCAAGAGTTTCATGATGAAATACCAAACTTTTTAGAAGAGGCAATTATTGTTTTAGGAAAAACAAGAAGGGCTGCACTTTGTTACAATTTAACAATGAAAAATGAAAAAGTAATTCATAACACTTTAGAAGGTTTAAAATTATATTTTAATAATGAACAAAGAAACATATTAGATCAGATATGTATTGTTATAGACGGAAAACATAATACTATGATTTAAAACAGCCCAGCATGCGAACCGTCGCAAAATGGTTTGTTTTTTGATGCATTGCAAACGCATAATTTTTTTCTTTTTAAATTACTAGATTTTAAAACTATTATTTCACCAGTGTCACACACCTTAACGGTAAAATTATCATTTTCCAAAGATATAATTTCTGCAGCCTTTTTATTATGCTGTCCTTCGTCAGTTATCATGACTATCATTCCTGGTTTCATAAACTACCTTTCATAATCGTCTTCTTCTTTATCCCAAGCATCTTCCAAGTCGTCCATTGATTGTGCTAATTTAGCAAAAGAAATTGAAATAAATGTAGCAGCAATGCCAACGGCAACAAACAATGATATAAATATTTTTTTCATCTGTAATCCTTTCCTGAGACCTCTTCAACAAATCCATTTTCTCTATCAAACAAAACAAATTCTAAAGAATCAACTGTAAAAGTTTGTTTAAAAATTTGTAATACTTTTTCAAGTTCTAAACTTCCGCAGGTATAAAGATCAAACTGAACTAAAGCAGGGTCAGCCTCATCCCATATATGAAATGCTATATGGCTAGTCTCTATCATAACTACGGCAGTTAAGCCCCTGTTACCCTTCTTGTCAACATAACTTGCAAAAGGACCTTGTACAATCTTCATATCGATTTTGTCTACAAGGTTTTTTAGAAACTCAATACCCTGTTGTTCCGTATCAATTGGATTCTTAACTTTGGCATTAACCAATAAATGTTTGTGATATATCATTTTGTTTTCCTCATATAACAATTATAGCGCATGCGCCAACACTCCTAATAAAAAGCCAATTAAAAAAGATCCAAGAGCAACAGACCAATAGTAAGTTTTTTGTAGGTGGTCACGAATAATATCTCGTATTACATTATCAGGAATGATAAGATCAGGACCAAGGCCATCTAAATCTGAAAAACGGTATTCTTTCATTTATGCTCCTTCATATGTCTATTAAGTGTATCATGGGCAAAAATACCAAATCTAACCTGAATTTCTTTTTTGCATACGGGACACACAACAAATCGATTCATATAACCATTATATACTTTATGATTATAAAAGTCAAGTACAATAGATTATATGGATCATGAAAAATTGTTTGGTGATGTTATTATTCATAATAGGGACATTCTTAGTCCAAAGACCATAGTAAACGCTAGAATGCAAAATGTATTTGATAAGGATGAAGAATTAAGGCAGAAGGCCCACCCTTACGTTCCCGACAGCATTGGACGCTGGGAAGATGACTATTACTATACATATAACGTACATACAGGGTTGTCGCAATTTAATAAAATACTGTACAAATTAAATAAACAAGGTTTTAGATCTAACAATTTTAATACTGTAAATAAAGAAAAATTTACAGTTTTGTATAGTGGATGTTCAGTAACATTTGGACAAGACTTACCAGAAGAAATGTTATGGACAAAACTAGTAACAAAAGAATTATCTAAAAATAAAGAAGTTGAAGAATACAATTTATCTATAATGGGTGGTTCTATATTTTTAACACTTAGCAATATATGTGCCTTTATTAATACTTATGGAATGCCAAATTTAATAATTGCATTAATGCCAGACATAACAAGAACAATAACTTTTGATCCAACCACTTCAGAGTTTTTTGATTTAACTCCAAAAATGATAAATGCTAACGCTAAAGATTTTATTCATCAATTAATGCCAGAAAATTTATTATTAAATGATTTGTTAATGTTTAAATTGTTGGAGTTATTATGTAAAAATTCTGGTTCTAGATTTTTATTTTCTTCATATGAAAAATTAACTAATGATTGTTTTGTTATGTTTGCAGACGATCTAGATTGCTGGTTTGAGTCTGGATTGATTTTTCCGAGACCACCAGTGCTAAGTGCATTTGCTGTTAAACCAGATTACGGAGATCACGAATCCCCATATTGGGAAATAGCAGGAGATAAAAAACATCCAGGCGGTGGGTGGCACGATAAATTTGCCAAAAGAGTATTTGAGATTTTATGACTTTAGATATTACTAAAAGTATATATGATAATATAACCGCTTTTGATCATTCGCAATTTCATATCAAAAGTGTCGGTGGCTCCATGCTCACAAGAGAGGGTTATTGGGAAAATGATTATTTTTATACTAAAAGTACTAATGCTGAAGATGTAATATATAAGATAAATAAAGATGGATTTAGAACAGATAATTTTGAGCCTTTAGATAAGAATAACTTTAACATATTGTACAGCGGATGCTCTTTTAGTTTTGGACAGGATATCCCACAAGAATTTAGATGGTCTGATTTTACAACAGAGTACTTTCAAAACACAACAAATGCTAAAGGCTATAACCTTTCTATTATGGGGGCTTCAATTCATTTAATAATAAAAAATATATGTGCCTTTATCAATAGATATGGAATACCAGATGTGTTAGTAATGATGTTGCCAGACATTCACCGAAAGATGATTTACAGTACATATAAAGATCAGTTTATACCAGCCCAACTAAACGTTGATAAAAACAGTACGATTGACTGGATGTATGAAGAGTTATTAAAATATAAAGAAAATTATATACCGCAAGAAAATGCAATAGTTTATCTAACAATGATAGATTTATTAGAAAATATGTTTAAAGCAAATGGTTCTATATTTTTGTGGAGCACGTGGCACATTGATTCTGAATCAGTATTTCGTAATTTTGCTGACAAGTACAGTTCTTATTTTAAAATACCCACACTTTATCCAGACTATACTAAAAAGGATTACGGCAACAAAGAATTAAAATATTGGTTTCTCGCTGGGGACGGTCAGCATCCTGGCGGTGGTTGGAATAAAGAAGTTTCTGAAACAGTTATAGAACTAATAAACAAACGCTTAAAGTTCGGCGGAAAATAGAAATGTCAAACCATTTTATGCTAGACACTAGCACTAAGGTTTAATAGTTCTACTATCCACCTTATTATAATATTCTGATAACCTCTTATCCATAATACTCTTCAATACTATTTCTGGATACATCGATTCTTTAAATGCATCTTGATAAGGTTCTGACCACACCTCAAAAGAGATCTCTCTGCCCATAATTTCATTAAATAAAGAATCTTTGCCTGTCTTGGTTTTCCAATTTGTATCTTCAAGGGCAAAATGATCAAACAAGGCCTTGGTCAAAATATCTAAATGTTTGAAGGATTCATAGTTAATAATGGTTTTAGCATTTTCATATATGTAATCTGAATATATCCTATATTTTTCTATAGCAGCAGAAGTTTCACATCCTAAGTAAATTAGATCAGCAACTGCCTCATGTGGTTTTCTACATATTCCAATGACGTGATCTACACTGTCTTCTGGCATATCTGGTCCAAAGGTATATTTAAACGATACGTGAGGTATCTCAAATTTAATCTGTATATATTCCCCAACAGTGGATTTTGTTCCAGGTAGGGTAAGAAGATGTACTCTCATTGAATATCCTTTATGACTGGATCAAGCCTATCCCAATGACCACCATTGTTTCCTTGATAGACCTGTCCTGTTTCTTTATCTACAAGAAGCCATTTAGTGGGTGCTTTGGTTTTTACCATAAGTTCGACGGGATTTATAAGTTCTTCGTAATCCCTATTATCTCTATTACCCAATAGCAATGCCTATTCCAGTAAACACCAATACAATAATACCTATCAGGAATAAAAAGGTTCTAAAGTTAGCATCAGCCTTATTCTTGTTCATAATCACCCCATATACATATATTTAAAATGTTTTTTACAGACATCGATGATAGCGCCAGTAATTTTGTCTGGTTGAATATACTCTGCTGCGTTATCGCAATAGTAACATTTTGTTAACGTGTCTGCCATATTTCTATTATAGCACTATGCATGAGTATACCATGATGGTGTAGGTTCGTCATCTATGGCCTCAACTATCTGTTCCGCCAATTTTTTAGATAAGGCATCCTTGTGTTTGCCTTTTATATGGTCATATATTATTTCTACGATAATGTCTATTTTGGATTCACGAGATATCATTATTTTGTCCTTACATAAAAAAATAAAATCTTAACATAATCTCCATCATTGAAGATTAGTTCTGGTCTATGGTGATATTGGTTACATGGACTAAAAATAATAGCACTATTATTTTCTAAGGTAAAGCAGTCCTTTTCTATGCATATTGGCCAATCTACGTTTGCATCTATTAGATAATCAAAAGTTAAACCCTGCTCAGTATGAATAGGATCTTTGTGTGGTGGAAGGTTAGGGTTTGTGTGTTTGTTATTATATTCACTGTAGGTTATGTTATCTAGGAATGTACCCTCATCAAAAAATGAAAGCACTCTATCACATATCTCTTTTGCTATAGGGTGTGTTTTTTCAAATACAGGAACACCATCAGTTGTTAAAACGATGTCTTCTCTACCTCGTTCTAAAGCATATTGAGTACTTACCTTATCACTGCTGTCTAAGATTAGTTGATTAATAAAATCTATCTGAGCCTGTGTAAATACGTCTTTTATCATGGCAAAGTCCATTATAGCATTGCTTATTCTAAAAAATAAATCTTACTGTTATTTTATATGTGGAGTAAAGTGGAGCAAAGTGGAGAGGTATGGGTAATGGAGCGTTTTTGAGGGCGGGCTCGTAATGTCAAACCATCAAACCATATACCACATATCCCCCATATCCGTCAAACCATGGTATAAAGGTTTGGCATTATACATCCAAAACCATGGTTTGTCAAGTATCTTCGTAATCTATTTTGGATTAAAAATTGCCAAAAATCTGGGAAAATTCTAATAATATCGTAATATGTTTTAAAAAGTTTGAAAACATTTAAAAACCAGAAAATATGGTTTGTTATTCCTTATTAGGGGGATTATGGGAATGATCGTAATCTTTTTTATACCCGCCATTTTCGGCCCCAAAATCGCCCCCGTTAAAATCGAGCGGGGTAAATGAAAAGAACTTACTAAGACCTATCATATGAGTAAAGGCTACAAAAGAGTTATGTAAATTATCACTAAAGGTTTTATATCCTTTTGGATCTCTTTTGCTATAAGTATAAAAATGTCTTGGCATAATATAGATAATCATAACACGAATTTATTATGGTTTGGGGAAAAAATGGTTTGTATCGTAATGGTTTGTATGCCTTGAAAAATACACCGACCACTTTTGTGGCTAATTGTCAAATCGTTTTAACAATTCATCAAGTGTAGAAAATCCAGTATCTTCTGTTTTCAATGATTCTAAAAATAAATCCCAAGTTTCGTTAATATATTTTGTTACTAAGTCATTGGTTGGAATTATCTCTTGACTAATAAAAAATGCTAGAGGCAAACCCAAGTCATTGTATTCTACAAAATCAGCAAACTCACCATCATGTTTATAATTCATCCACAGGTCAGCAAGTATATTACAACGACTAGAAAAGTCTGTATTGGTGCTCATGTGTATAGTTCTCCTCTTTGTGATACTGTGCGCTCTCTGCGATAGTAATAAGCCTATTATACGATACTGTTGGTGCTATTTTTGCTAAATACTCGCCTATCTGCTCAATGTCAAGGCGAAGGTCAGACACAATGGCAACAAGGCGCATGGCTACCCTCTCCTCCTCAGTAAGTCGTCTGCGTATGGACATAGTTCTCCTCATTATAGCAAAAAAGTGAGAGGAGCGCAAGGCCAACAAAGAAAGGTGGAATCTTTACCTCACGCTCCAATATTATTATCCTTTAACTAACTGAGAACTATGATAGTTAATATAGTCCTCTATTGAATGCCATTGGTTTCCAGTGCCCACAGTCATATTTGTGAAATCAATAGTGATTGGATGGTCTAAGTAACCAGGGTCCGACGGATTCATGGCTGTAATGCCATAGCCAGTCTCTTCTAAGATACTATCCTGCATGATATAACTAATAGCCATTCGAGTTGCATACGGGATGTCATTCATCTGTATACGTGGCGTTGCATGCTGCAGGGCTGCTGCCAGGAGTGTATCCATATGGTCTTCATCCCAATGACTATACAAGGCCACGGCGTGGTCCTCTGATTGTTTAAAGATAAAATTACAACGTGCTCCCATTGCTAGGCCTTTCTGTAGTAGGGTTTATTCCAATGATATCAAGTTCTAGGTCCAATGTCAACTGGATCCATTCATTCATTCGCTGCCTCCTTTGCAGCAATGGCAAATGATAGGTCATATGTCAAACCATATAAATTTCCTAGAGCGTCAAGTTGACCTTCCCAATACCTACGCTCCATAGAATCTAAGGCCTCTTCAGTGTGGTCCTCTTCTTCCTGTGCTGCCTCTAGTTCCTTCTCAGCCTCTAGCATTAGGAACTTAAGGTGCCCATGCATGATATCAATTCCGCTAATACCATTGCTTACCTGTCTCTGCAGGTATGGGTCTAGAGTTGTTGGCGTTACTTCCATTATGTGGTTGGCTCCATTCTATAACTAGGCACGTGCTCGTCGTCTAAGTATATCTTGTGGTGTTCGCATTCCGCAACTGCTTCTAAGTCTGCCTCACCCATGTAGTGGCAGTCACTGCAGATTTCTCCACAGTCATTGTCACAATACTCCATTGTGTTTATACTGTCACAATCTCTGCATTTGTTGTCATAAGATTCTATTTCACTACCCTGACCATTTATGAATAGGTGCTCTCCACCCCAACCAGTCTCTTCTTCATAAGATAAAGACATCTCAAGGTCAGGATACTGTTCTGATAGTTTTGTTATAGCCTCAATAGGTGGAGACCATGCGGTATTGAAGCGGTATGCAAGAGTATCAGGAGTATCAATCGTTATCTCAGTATCAGAATACTCTTCTCCGTCATGAACTGCAACATCCCATTTAGTTCCCCAGTTACGCACATTCCAGTCATACCAATTATTACCCTTAAACATAATAGCCTCTGATATAGGTTGCGTATGGTCTGATTGTTTGTTGTATTCCTCGTCTGATACGCCTGCTTGTTTATGGTTATAAATGTTGTGGAATGCAAATACAGGATTTGAATATGTAGTATCTGATAACTCCATTTTACCTGTTGTTTGATTCCATGAGTCGTGTGTTTGTGTGAATGGCCTATTGAGCATGCGCTTTACATCTGCAATAAGTTCTTCGCTACCCTCCATAGTTAGAGAGTTGTAGCACCAATTTGGCATTGGGGGCCCTTTCTTTGTTGTTGGTATTATTCTAGCAAAATATCAGGGTGTTGTCAAATACGTCCTTCAGCAATTAAGCCATTCAGGAAATCCTCTAGTTCTCTCAATGTTTCCCTATCCTCATCTGCAAACCTTCCAGTCATGTGATGATGAATAGTATAGTTTAAAGTCATCATCATTTTATCTATCTGTTCTTCTGTATATCCCATTAATCCCATAGATAAATCATAGCAAAAATTATGGGAAAAAGCAAGTTCTACGTAATAAAAAAATTTTGTGAGATTTTTAATCGGCTACGTAATAAAATAAAATTATGATATTTTTAGTCGGGCACTTGCGATGCGTATGGGATTTGAACCCATGATCTCTACCGTGACAGGGTAGCGATTTAAACCAAACTAATCTAACGCACCAAATAAATTGTGAGCAGTTTATACTCTTGCTCAGGAGTTGCAATTACTTACGCAACTGCTAGAACATCTTTCACTACTTTGAGCAGACGATTTTTTTCTGCTGTGATAGCAGGGTCAAAACCACTTGAACCCATTAGTATTGATTCAGTAAGACCACGCTTACCTCCACGATACCAATCAATTCTTTCTGTGAGTGCGTTCCAAGCACCCCAAGCAGTTCCAGAAATCATGCCGTTAAACTCACCAGTATAGATGTCATTGATTGTGTCAACTTTTTTAGTCCATTTAGTGAGAGCCTGTTTAGCATTTTTATCAGGCTTTGGATAAGCAGCGAGAACAATATCATTGAATTGTTGCGCTGTGATTTCTTTCTCAATCATAGCCTTAGCCATTATTGAAAACTCATCCATGTAAGCATTAGCAACAGCAAGAGCCTCACGAGCCTGTTGCACTTTACCATTGGCAGATTGCGTATGACGAATCTTGAAAGATTGCTTAACGCCATCCTTCTTTTTCTTGCCACCTAGAGCAACAGCAAGAGTGTTAGCGCATACAACACGAACAGGGGTGACAGACGCTTGAATTGCAATAGAGCCATCGTGTGATGTATTAACAAGAAGATAAGTCTTGATAACATCAGCAACACCACTAGGGTCTAATACAGTTTCACGCTGTAAGGCAAGAGAGCCAAATACAACACGACCACCACGCAACGAGCCAGCAGTTTCCCAACGACCTCCGCCATCAAGAATTGCATCACCAAATGAGAATAGGTCTTCGTTTTGTAGTGGAACATAGCGCTCACCTACAACACCAAGAACATCTGTCTGAGTGTTATCTGTGGGGTTAGTTCTCACAACATACTGATAAGATTTATCTGAGGTGAGATAATTTGGAATATCTAATTCCTCTAATCTAACATTCCAATTATTTAGATTAGCAGCAACTAACATTTCGTTAGTATTTTTTTCTTCTGTGAAAACTGTGCCTAAGCCATGCCAAGCAGGTTCTCTGAAAGAAGCAAATGAAGCAACGCCATTTTGCGTTTCTAATTCATGAGCCATTTTTTTCCTTCCTATTTGTAGTTATTCTAATCTTAGCATAATGTATAGGAAAATGCAAATCTTAAATGAGGAAAACATATAATCTACGTAAAACGGACATTTAGGTATAAAACGGGCCGACCACTTTTTGAAGAAAAACTTTAAGCAGTTTCACTGGACGTGCTTAGGTCCCATGCTGCTACAGCCAGAAAGGATCAATCAACTGCAGCACCGATTCTCTACGAAATCACGCACCGCCAAGGTCATAGGCCGACGGTTATGACGCCCGTCGGGTTGGTGCGCTAAAAATAGAGCCTCTAGGCTTGCATATCCAGACATCCCAAGGTCAACGGATAGCGACATTGACCTTAGCATTGTCAGGAATTCTTATTTCAGTATTCTGCAGTAGAAATATTATCTACTTCTACTTCTACATCAACATCATGAGACGAAGAATCAGCCCAAACATTTAAATCAATATCCTCGACATCAAATGTTGAAAGTTCATTAAATGGCACCCTTACAACTCCTGTGATTGTTGCAGTTGCTTCAAAGTGAATTTCCTTTTCAGGGGCAAATCCAAATATTTGACAAATCTCAGATACAATATCTTCTGCAGATGTGTCGTTTTCTAACCATCCGTGAAGTTCGCCTTCTAACTGGCGATGAAGTTTGTTGTGATTGTCAACCACTCGTTGGTAATAACGAGCATTTTCTAATTGATATTCAATATCAGTTACTTTTACTGTGGGGTAGTGGTTTGTTACCCCTCTTCCTTCATCATTATCAATAACTTTATAAGTTACTAATTGATTTGGGTTGTAGTGGTCAGGCACTACGATTTCATTAGTCGTTTCCATTTACTATATCCTCCATAGATTCTATTTCATTTATAGTAGATAGCATATCATTTAATTCTGATTCTGTCAATAATGCGCTAGTTACTAAACTTGTTGTTAAAGAAGCAAGCAGAGCAGAATACTGATACAGTTCTTTAATAAACTCCTCGTCATTAACTTCATTTCTAATGTCTAGAATGTGCTTAACACACACCAACATCATTTCGTCATGAACGGCGTCTCTTGACGCTTCTTGTAATTTGATAGCGGTTGCTAACATTTGTTTATCCTTTCTTATATAATCTAATAATATCACTTATGACTGACAAATACAAACTGGAGTCGTAAATAATCTCACATAATGGACTGTGTTTTACATCACATGTGGTCGGGCACTTTTGAGGTGGAGCAGTTTAGACACTAAAGGATTTCCTCCATACTCAGGTGTTTGGGAGTGTCAAGGGACATTGATAACAAGATCAACATAGTTGCAACTACATCGCAGGTTATCGTGAACGCAGACTGGCACCCAATTCTATTTAGTTTTATTTGGTGAGCAGTTTTATTTCATGCTCAGGAAAGTAATTTTACAAGTATCTTGCGATAGAATTGTAAGTAGAAGTAGAAACTACTTCCTCATCAGTCATTTTGAGAATACGAATTGCGTTCTCAATTTCCTCTACGATTTCTTTATACTGCCAATCGTTGAGAGTATCAAAGTCCTTTTCAGGCATTTCAGGAACTACAATACAACCTTTAGGTAAATTGAAATCTACATTGACCTCGCCATTGTAGCGAACATTAGCCGTTAGGTCTGTTGCCTTAGAGAGTTTAGCAAGTGCTAATTCGCCTACCTCTTTACGCCAAGCCAATAAAGCCTTTTCGTGTTTGTCCTCGTTTGCTTTTTGGTTGTCCTTATCTTTCTTGATTTGGACTAACTTACTTTCAAGTGCCTTGATTACTTTGGAGGTAGCAATCTTGACATTTATACTTTTGCCATTTCTAGCCATTTATTTCCTTTCTTTGTTGTTGTATCTATCTTAGCATTTCTACGATAGAAAATCAAGTGAGCAGTTTTGGTTGTCATGCTCAGGACAATTAGCCCAACTTCGGATAGTGGCGGGCTAAGACTGTTTTGCTGTCCAAGTAGTCCAGCGTGGTGAGCCATTGACATCAAGTTTTACACGAACGCTTGTTCCGTCTGTGTTTGGCTTGATTTCAGTAATGACTCCAGTTATCTTAGACTTCTGTGAAGTATAAGTATCGCCCACTTTGTATAGTGCGTTTTTTACTGACATGTGTTCCTTTCAGAGCATAGTGTTTTTGGTATTACATGTATTATTATGACATTTATGGGATTATTTGTCAAATCCCACAAATACCATAAAATGTGATTTACCTCACTTAGAGGTTTTGACCATAGCAAAACGGCGAGAACCATTTGCTAGGATAAGATTTACACGAGTGACCTTATTACTAAGAGGTGAGAACGAGGCAATTCTGCCTGTAATTCCTGTCCTAGAAGTAGTGAACAGGTCGCCTAGTTGATAAGTGTATCCGCCTAGAGTCATGTCCGTCCTTTCTTTGTTGTTGTTGTATAAGTTTATCAAAAAAATACAAGAAATACAAATCAATCAGGGGATTTAGGGTGTATTTTTAATGTGTCCTTAATCACAGAGTCGTAACTTGACAAATAAGATTTTGTGGGGCCGACCACTTTTGCGGGGGATCTATTGATAAACGAAAAAGTAAAATATTAACCAGAGAAGAAACCAATATTCTATTTTCACAAAATTTTATTTTTTCTTAGCAGAAAAAACTATATCTGCTTTGTTGTAAACACATAGACTACATTTTACACATGCAGACCCCTCTTTGTCAATTAAGGGAATTGCTTTTTTATTCTCAGGACACTTAGCGCCTACTTTGCCAATCATGGCTTTGAGGTCTGCCTGCCCAATTGCAAAAGTGTCTGCAAGATATGCTAGTCTTATTCCTTTATCTTTGTTTAGACCAATAGCAATATCTTTGTTATCTTTATCTGTTGAGAAATAAAGAGATAGGTTTTCAATATTCTTGAGCATGTCTGCAGCGGTAGCCACACGAGTATAAACCCAAAATTGTATATCAGGATTATTAAGGATTACATATTGCCATGCTCTTGTGTAGGTATCACTAAAGAAATCTCCGTCCCAGTGAATACGGAATAACTTCTCAGCATTGCGCTTATCGCAATCAGACTTAAAATCTGTAATCATATCCTCTAATAAATCTACCATAGTGGGCTCATCCGCATTGCGTAGTAATTCCCAATTATGGAGCAGGTTATCTCTTACTCCCTTGTATATCTTTTCAAGTTTTCCTGCGTAGCATACACTCTCGCAAGTATTAGTGGCACCAGGACACGAGAAAGCCTTTCCAGCAGGCAATCCAAAAGTGTTGGCAATTGTTGGGGTCTTTCCGTTTTTAGATACGGCATTAGCAACCTTCCTATCCATAGAGCGTTTTAATTTCATTTAGGCCTTTCTTTCTTTTCCAATTCTAACATTTCTTTATTGCTTTGTCTAGTGTATCTTTTTTTATTTGGCAAGGCGGAGGCAGCATTAGATCGACGTAATTCTTGAATACGCTTTAATTCCTCTTTACTTTTTCTAAACATAACAAATAATAATATCATAAAAACATTACAAAATCAAACTGGGAGGTTCTTAACAATTAACGTAAAACGGACATTTAGTACAAATTGGTCGGGCGGTTTTTGCGGGATTTTATTCTACAAAAACATACCATTCAATTTTGACATCATCTAAAACAAAGTGTTCAACTTCATCATCAAAGTCATCAACCAAAATTAATTTAAATCCATCACGAGTTTCAGTTATAGTTTTAACTGTTAAATATTCCTCATTTATTTTGATTAAGTCACCTTCTGCTAATTGATTGGGCAGAAGGTAGTCAGCGAATACTAGATCCATATTCATCATTGTATCAGACATTTATTTCACCAATACATTTCCATTAGCATAGAAGGTTTTGGTATACATTTTACCCATTGGGTCAGATAGATTATAGGTTGCGTATTCTTTAGCGTTTCCGTGGTCTACGCATTTATCCCACGCTTTCACCGCTTCAAGCAAATCTGATACTCGCAGGGTATTTACCAATTCTCCGTCATACGAAGTGGTAAGCGCATAAGTGTATTCCATTTAGTAGTCCTCTCTTTCAATTAGCCACTCGTTTAAGTGGTGTTGTTCAATAATAGCCCAAGCAGGGGCAGTAGTCAAACCCTTATAGGTTATGCCTTCGGGCATTGGTATTTCCAAATCCCATAAGCCTAAGTCATTTACGGCATCTATGGCTTCAACACAAGGCTGAATCATAGACTTAGGAACGGGAGGGAAGTGATTAGCAGTTAAGTGAATTGCTAACTGCCTTTCAATAGTCATGTCATCAAGGTTGGCTAAGTCGTGAGCGAAGTTGCTTCCCATTATTAGTTAGCCTCCGCAGTTTCCCAAATAGTTTTCTCAAGGCTTTTATCTGCCCAAATAACTTCTCCGTCATAGTCAAAGATTATTTCGTGTGGATTACACTCGCAATTCTCAAAGTCATAGTCCTCGCCATTTCCCCAATAGTGAGTGCCTCTGCC